ATACCTCAACCTTCGATGAAGGGTGAGCTGCGCCGCTTATTTTTCACGTTATTTTCTTCCGCAATGTTCCGCAAGCGCTCTTGCCATTCTTACGGCTCTGTAGTTTTCCTTAACGTCATGCACTCTAACAAAAAGGCAATTTTTCTGCGCGCCTATTACGCTTGTTACGAGCGTTCCCTCAACGCGCTCATCTCTGTCCAGTCCGAGCGTAAGACCTATCATGGACTTTCTCGATGTACCGAGAAGAATAGGATAGCCGAGCTTGTCGAGAATATCCACATTCTGAGTAAGCGCAAGATTCTGATCAAGATTCTTGGCAAAGCCTATTCCCGGATCGGTGCATATCTTATCATCCTCTATTCCCGCCGCCTTTGCGATCGCGATGCTTTCTTTAAGGTCATTCAGAACATCATTGTAAAAATCCGTATAATCGGTATCCGCGCGATTGTGCATAAGACAGCACGCCGCGTCATGCTTTTTGCATACCGCCGCTATTTTATCATCCGCCTTAAAGCCCCATATATCATTGAGCAGATCGGCACCCGCGCCGAGAGCCGCGTCAGCGACCGCGCTTTTATAGGTATCAACCGATATAGGTATATCGAACCGCGCGCGGACTGCTTCTATAACAGGAACCACACGTTCAATTTCCTCCTCATCCGATATGCGCGTATAGCCCGGACGCGTTGATTCTCCGCCTATATCTATTATAGCCGCTCCGTCATTTATCATCTGCTCCGTATGCTTAAGCGCCGCATCAAGGCTGTTCCATTTTCCTCCGTCCGAAAACGAATCGGGAGTGACGTTGAGTATACCCATTATATAGGTATCGTTTTCATATTTTTTATTTCTTATAATCATATTCGTACCTCGCTGTTTTATTTACTGTTATTCTACCACAAAAAGACTGAATTTGCAACCCCTGAAACGGCTTATCTGTTCGGTATTAAAAAAGCACTACCGCGCAGGCAGTGCTTTGATTTATTGAATTTTATGATTCCATAATACGGTTGAGTCGCTGAACTCACATTAAAATAATATCAATTTCATGCCACAGCTCTCCCAACGGTATACCATCGATCCTGTAATTATTCAACAGGTCGTCCGTATTCTTAAAATACGTGGTATCTCCTTGGGGACAAATGCTTATAAACGGTTTTCGATATTCCCACGATATATTATACATTACCCCTCTTAACCAAAATTCTATATCCAGTCTCATTTCTACGGATTCGTACAGATCCTCGTAACTTATAAACTTACTGTCGTCCACTATGTTATCCATCTTTATTTTCACCTCCTGATCTTCCTATTCACTCGACTGAAAAATGTGCTTTAAGCTATTACATCTTATCTGTTCTCTTATCCTTGAAAACATCATCAAGATCCATATCGGATAAAATATATACCGCTCCCACGTCATAATCATCGTATACTATTACTTCACCTGCCGTACAATCGTACACTTGGATCGTTGAACCGTCCACATCTATCAACAGCTCTCTCTTTTTTAAATCCGGATATTTATTTTCTATCACGGCACAAGCTTTTCTAAATTCATCCGGACTATTTTCGGGATAAATTGTATAATCATACGGATATTTTCTCATCTCACACCTCATAATCCAAATTCGGCATTGACATCAGGATTTGTCTTAGATGCTGTTTCCAGAATATCTTTCAACGCCTCTTCTTCTGTCATGTGCTTGCGCTTCATTTTATTTTTTAACAAATCTTCAAATGTCGGTGCAGGTCTGAATTTTTCAAGTTCTCTTGCCTTCTTTTCATCCGACATTGCAATGCGCGCATCGTGCTTATACTTATTTCGTAAATCAAACGCTTGGTGTACTTGTTCATTAAACGGTTTTGTTTTATCCACCTGATTTTTTATATCAGAAACATTTGCGTAATACCATTCCCTCACATGTTGATTATCTGTTTCAGAAATAGGTTTTCCGATATATTTTTTCAAGGTCGATTTATCTATCTTCATTATATCACTTTCCGCGGATTTGTCAACAGGTTTTTTATCAAAATGCCGTCCCGTAGCCTTGAAAAATTCCTCATCGTCCATAATATCGCGGCTTGCATAGCAGCGACAGTTACAATCCTCGCTTGCAATACCGCTCCGACCGGGCGTGTCCGCTTTCGCTCCGCTTCGGACAAGCGTGAACTTTTCCGACTGCAGCACCGTCTGTCCTTCCATCTCGACATGGTTTGCAAGAGCTGAATGCCTTACCGCGCTGTCTCCCATATTCCGCCACACTTTGACCATGCGGAACTCGCTGTCATTATCTGCGAAAACCTTATCTACCTCATCCGCCGCATCATTAAAGCCTCCCTCGCGAACTCTGTGAGCCTCGGTCCTCGCGATCAGCATAGCTTGCTTGTAACCTATCTGAACGTTGTTTGTAATACGCTCTGCCATCGTTGACATCCTGTCACCCTGCGTCAGACCTACGGCTATCTCGCGGCGTATTCCGGATATGACCTTTTTACGGCTGCGCTCAAAAGTAGGTGACAGTCTGAGCTTCGGTATAGGGTTCTGAACGGCACGTTTTACCGTCTCCGGCGTGACCGCTCTTATCGCTTTAAACTCGTCACTAAGATCCTCGGCGCGCTTGCATTTGTTCACGCCGTCAACCATGCCTTGATAGCACAGCTTGTATGTATCGTTTACAAGGCTGCTGATTTCGTTGTAGCTCTTTTCCGTAATACCGTCATATCTTTTTATTACTTCCTCAACAAACCGCGCATACTCGCCCTTACGCTGCAGCAGAGCCATTGTCAATTTGTCATCTTCGGCGTATTTTGCGTATTCGTTGCCGATAAATCCGCGTAAATCGCTGACGCATTCCTTAAACGCATTCAGCATTTCCTTTTCCGCGACGGCTTCACGGTGCTCAGCTATCCGGCGCACCGTAACAAGGTGCTTTTCCAGCTCACTTCTCGGCGGCATTCTCATCACCCTCGGAGTCTGAGCTTTGTGTAAGCTCAGCGATCACATCATCGATATTGTTTCCGTGCTTCCGCAGCAATTCAATAAGGCGGTTCAACGCTGCCGCATCATTTTCATTCGTATCTTCCGAATTGCCGCCGAGCAGATCCGGAATACCGTTTTCCTCACTCTCGATAAGGCGCATCACATAATCCACATCATCGATAGACGAAAAAGCCATGGAATACGCTACGCGCTTCGGCAGTCCCGCGGCAAGCATAGCCTGCGCCGCCTGAGCTTCCGAAAGGATGTCGAGCGGGAAATTACGCTTGAAGTCCATAACGCATTGCAGCGGATCAAAGGCGATCCTTTTCTTACGCCACGAAGAAGCGAGGACCTTGAACATATATGTTCCGGCGGCAAGCATTTTCGCCTGAAACATACCGCATTTCGTTTCAAGACCCGTGAGCTTGAACTTTAACGATATGCCCGATGCCGTTGAAAACTGTTCATCGTTGAGGTTAGGAGTTTTGGAAAATCGATATATATTCTTTTCCGTTCTGTCAAGCTGATTATCCGTAAATACATCGTTTACTTCCTTGGTCAGGAAATACACTTTACCCTGCGCGGCTCCCGTGAAGAAATTAAGCGTTCCGGTTCTCTGCGCCTTTTTAATATCCTCCGGCTTCGCATTGACGTTTTCCAGAACCATATATGCCCTCGCGAAGCTTTCCATCTCGTTCACGCAGTCCGAAAATTCTCTGTCATACGCATCTATCAGCGGCAGCACCTTTTCGGCATCGCCTATCATTTCCTTGTTGTTCGGCACGATCTGCAGCGGACAATAATCAAACATATGCGGTTTGCATTCCACAAAGCTCAGATTGCCGAGGTTGCCCTCGTAGTAGTAGATGTATGTGCTGTCGTAAAACTCGACCTTCCAGAGCGTTTTGTCGTTAATGTCCTTTGTCTTGTAATACCTCAGCGCGTACCGCGGTTCCGTAGGCTCCGTATCGGATAATACGATCGTTTCGTACGGAGCTAAAGCTATACAGCGCTCGTTGCCCTCATAATCGATATAGAACAAACGGCCTGAATAACCGCAGATAGCGGCATTTTTTGTTGTTTCCATATCAACGTCCATCATGTTGTTGCGCACTACAAAATCGGTGAGCGTTTTACTTGCAATGTCAACAGCGTTTTTACCGCCGGTCACATCTGCCGCCTCATCCGTATTCGAATAGCTGTAGCCTATAGCCTCACCGGCGAAATACCCGACCTTGAAATCAATGATCTCCGAGAAAAAGTCATTGTTGACTCTGTTGTTAAGCTGATTGTCATCGTCATCAAAACGCGGCTTACGGCTGAATATCGGAATACCCTCTTCAAGAGTCTGATAACGCTCCATGAGCTTTTTATTATACACAGCATTATATTTATGCTTATTTATGATCCTGTACAGCAGCTTAACATCAACGCCCTCCGCGGTAATACCGCCGTTGTCAAGCGCGTTGATCTCCGCCGTGTAATCGGGATATAAATGCAGCTTGTTTCTCATTTCGCTTTCACCGCCTTTCCGATTTTTTTCAACAGCTTACGATCGACCATTGCATATCTGCCGTCGCATATCGTAAGACCGCATTTCAAGCATATATCCACATCATTTATCTTTTTCCATTTATGAGCACACATTAAATTTACCTCATTCCGAATTGCAGGGGTTCCGTTCCGTATCTCAGAGCGTCTATCGTGTGATTATCCTTATCGACAGGAGTATTGAGCGGTTTTCCGAATTTGTCTTTCGCCCATTGATAACTGCCGAATTCCCGTATTGTATTAATACAGTCTTTGTGTATGATAATATCGTACCCCTGCAGCCACTGAATACCGAACTCCACAGAGCCTTTACCCTTCACCGCCGGAATAGCCTTTATTCCTCTCGCGCACAGATCTATGATGTTCTGTGCCCCGGCATGGTCGCACGTCACATAATCGTTCCCGATACGCTTCCCGACTTCCTCCGCCAGAGTGTCAAGCGTTAAATGCCCGGCATAAAATTCATCAAAGATATATATTTTCTTCTGTCCGGCTTCAAAATCAAAGCTTATAAGTGCGTTCGGATCATCAGCACCAAAGTCCAGACCGTGATATACATTTGCAAATCCGGGGATCATATCCGTCAGATCCGCGACGCTCCAATTCTCAAATACCATACCTTCAGCAATGCCCCAATCACCTAATCCGGCTACCTTGTATCGTTTCGGACGATTGCGTTTCATCTCCTCGAACAGCTTAAGATCATGCTCGTCAAGCCATTCGTTACAGGTATAATTCGTGGTCATTGCAAGAATATCATCGCTTATCGTATCGAAAAACCGCGCCTTTAACCAGTGATGCTCGTTCCATGGATTGAATGTGAGCGTTATTTGCTTGAACAGTCCGGGCGGAGTAACGCCTCTTACCGACTCGTCAAGCGTATCAAAGTCGCTCTCCGTCATTATCTCGTAGGCCTCCTCGATCCACAGCCAGCAAAGAACACCGACCTCAACCGTAATAGAAGTAACCTTCAAGGGATCGTCAAGCCCTCTGAAATATATCTTTTGTCCGGTCGGTATGTACGTCATTTCAAGCGGTGATTCGATGATTTTCCAATACTCATCAACACCTAATCTGTGTATCGCCCATTTAAGCTCCGTGAAGCAGCTGTTTTTAAGAGTTACCGCTGTCTGACGCACAACAAGCGTATTTGCCTCCGGGTACTTCATCACGTTCACAATGTACCACAGCGCCGCAGTTTTTGATTTCTTGCTTGCTCTCGATCCTTTGCATACCCTATATCGTCCTTTGTAATTCCAGAATTCCTTATACCCTTTTCCGACCGCTTCTTTCAGCGATATTTTATTAGCTTCGCCCATTCTGACGCTCCTATTTAAGACGCTATAATTTTAAAACCGCATGAATATTGATTTTCACGTGGTTTTTGATACTAATGTGTTATTCATCCAGATCCTCTACGATCATGACCGGTGCGGCACCCACTACATTGACATTGTCCTTGAACAGTCCGAAGCGCTTGCCGAGAAGCTCGGCAGCCTTCAATCGTTCCTTTTCGTCGGGCGCCTTATCCATTCTTCGCGCCTTCGAATTACCGTCACCCGTACCTTCGATCACAACGATCTCCGCCGCTGACTGACCGCGCATAACAGAAGTGAGATATTCCATGACCTCTTTTGCATCGGCTGTATTTTCATCGTGAAGCTTTTCAAGCTGCTCATCGATGTAGGTTTGAACCTCAGCATTTCTAAGCAATCGATAACCGTTTGAGCACGCCACCTCATCCTTTTTAACATTAGGATAAGCAGCCTTATAAGCTCTTGTCGCGTTGCAGTCTATCAGATATTCATCCGCAAATCGTTTTTGCTTTTCAGTCATAGAAATCACCTCTTTTCGCGCACGCAAAAAGCACACCGATTATTTTCAGTGTGCTCTTCACGAAATATTAATTCAA